TAGGTTCCATGCGCTAAAGTCAAATTCTAAGAACATTCTGATGTCTGTATCGTTTGCCACAGGTCGGGTCATCTTGTGGAATCTTCTGCTAATCTCTGTTCGTGGCAAGGTCATGGTCTGTGCGGGCAGGTACCTAAAGACCTGATCTGCCAAGTTTGATTCCGCAAGTGAAAAAAACAGCCTCATCTCCATAACAAGCATGCCAAACATTCTCGGTGACAGCTTAAATTCCCTCTCCTTAGGGTGGAGGCAAACAATGAACCAATCTAGAGGTACCTCGCGTCGCATGACCATAAAAACAATCTCCTTTGGGCTAATCTCTTCTCTAGACAGCATTTCAAGAAGTAGTCGCTTGTGGGACAGTGGCTCGACTGATTTATCCCAGTTGCAGGCTATATTGGATCGGTAGTGAGCGATTGACTTGTCGTCCATTAAGTCAAGGTAATTCGGTGAGAAGTCGAACTCGAGCACCTTGCCAAGACGAGCTGATCCCCAGTCTTCCAGGGGATAGCTGAACCGGTCGATCCGACGAGCTTGGACTGCACAAAGATGAGACAGCCTTGTGCTGTGGCTATCAAACTCTATGGGGGGCCACGAGCCTGTCTCTTGGATGTAACCCTCAAGGAACATGCGTGAAAACTCCCACCTCAGTCTGAGGGCGTCAGATGGGAGTGTGCGATCAGGGGCGCGTGCTTCTGCAGCAGACGCTCTGCCCCCACGGAATGGGTCAATAAGAGGATGCCCGGATATCTTTTGCAACCCATAAACCTCCACAACGTGGGCCACTGATTTACACCGTTCCAGCACGGGCGTGAAAGCATCCGCTCGGAATTCAACTCCTTCTGCGTATCCGATTGAAATCTCTTTCTTTCTGACCTTCTCGAGCATGCGAGGGTAAGGCCCAGCATCCGCCAGAGGGTCGTTCGAGATGACGCTAAGGTAAGCTTTTGCAAGCGACTCGCAGCTCTTCAGAAGTTCATATCCGGCATTTCCGTGCAGTGCAAGGCATGATTCCTGCCATGCTATCGTGGATAGCACTATGTCTTCGACTTCAGGGTCCCCAGGGTGGATCACCCGTGCTGCCGCCAGGACCTGCAACCTAGAATGAAGCGCATCCTTTATCATCAGAACCTGGTTCCATGTGAGGACCATCCTATGGGTTTTACTTGAGGTTCGCAGGCGGACAAGCGCGATATCAAAATTGGTAGTTATCTGGATTCCCTTCCCTAGGCTCTCACCTTGTGTAGTGTGCCCCTTCTTCCTACCGGCAGCTTGTTCAACTGTACCAACAGCTTCTGCCCACTGGTAGTATCTCTTATACGCTAATAGTTCCTCACCTGTTGCTCTACTCAGTCGTCCCTCCAGGGCACTACCTAGTAGGTCTCCCCGGGTGGGTGCACGGTTTTTAGGTTCACCAGCCCACTGGCGCAGGGCTTGGATGATGTCCCTTAGGTATTGAGAGGCCACCTCGTTGGACTCTGTGTAATTCTGTGTTTCACATCCGGTCGGAATCATAGAGAATACGATCGGGTACTGATCGGGGTCCACCGTTGTGTAAGAGTTGTAGTCAGGGACGGCTTGAATTATGTTGAAGGCCCTCTTCTCCTTCGCTGAAAGAGTCGAGAAAAGGCGTCTTGAGTAAACGAGGGGGTCACCGAGTCTGATCTTGCTCATAAGGGTTTCCACTGCAGATAGATAGTCCCATCTGTCTGTCAGGAGGACGGGGCTGTCGAGGACGGTTGAGCAGAAGTATTCACTCCCACCTCGCGCTCCCTCTGAACCAAGGTCGTCGGGAAGATAAGCCATAGCGCCTTCTCTAGTGCTAGTATGCAATGAGTCTCTCTTGTTTCTTTACTGTGGTTTTAAAAACAAACTTTTTTGTCCTCAGGTGCCTGTTTCATGCGTTTGTGAAAGTGGAGGCCAGTTGTCCTTGATCGTCGCCTCTTACACTGGTGTGTGTAGCTTGAGGTTGAGGCATTGTTCAACCCTGGTTGTGGAGATCCCCTAGCACTTAGACCCGCCGGGGGTCTCGTTAGGTTGGTCGGCTCTGCAAGAGAGTGCGAGGTCGCAGCACCAGTCCCATTTCATCGGCGTGTGAGTAAGGGAGTGGGTGCATTCCCCCAGGCCGAAAGCCACGCTTCTTGGCATGTAGCTGAAATCTATGCCTGCGCCTGTTCTTCCCATTGTTTTGTAAGAGCCTATGGTCGTTAGGGGCGGTTCGTCCTGTACTCCAATGGAAAGCGCTTTCTGCTTTTTCTAAAGAGGTTTTTGTCCTGGTCTTGATCGTTGTCGTGTAATGGTCACTGGAATACTGGGGGTGTTCGGGGCTGCTCGCTGGCACGTCGCCTCGGTGAGGGGGGGTTGGCCGCTCGTCCTTCGTGGTGTGTGCGGGGCTGCCGAGCGGTGGACTGGATCGTCATCTCTTTGCTGCACCGGGTGCGCCAGCGGGGTGCCTGGCGGCCGGGGCGCGAGTGCGTGTGGGGGTGCCGGCTGGCACCTTGGCACGCTTTGGGCCAGCAGCGACTGTGGTGGGACTCTGGTGGGTTGACTTTCCTTGCTTGCTAAGGGCCGGCGCGTTTGGTTCTGCTGTTGGGCTGTCCCGGCCGGTGTCCCCTTCACTCTCATCAGAGGTGTCGTTGCCGCTGGTTTCGCCCGTAGCTTCAAGTCTGCTGCCAGCCGGTTCGATGCTGGGGGGTGGGTCGCAGGCTTCGGACTGAGGAGGTCCTATGTCTGGACGGTGTGGCGAGGCGACCGCCCTCTCGCATGCGGCGATGATGTCGTCAGCTTCCGTCAGGAGTGTATCCTGCAGTGCAGCTTCTATCTCGTCAAAGCTTGCCTGCAGTCTTTCAAGAGCGTCGGTCTCTAGAGCTTGAACAGAGACTCGCTTTGCAGCTTTGTGCTCGGCAAGTGCTTGCTCAGTAAGGTCAACCTCCCTGTAGACCTCCGAGAGGTCCTTTGCCAGACGCACCAGTGCGAAGGATATGTTGCCTATTTCCTCAATAGTCTTCTTGGCTATTTCATTAGGGCTTGTAGGGAACGGCTCCCCCTTCTTAACACCCCCGGATGCAGAGGCGCTGTAAGTCTCCTCAACAAGGGGTTGACTCGATATCCTGATCCGAACAAGAGCTACCGCATTGTAGATCATTGCCAGAGCACTGGACGCTTGCCTCCCTCTTGTGATGGAGGTCTCAAGTTGCTGGGCTCCTATTTCCAGCTCCTCGCGCATAGATCCTATCTTGCTCTTGTAGGTGTTTGGCATGCTTGCGGTCCTGGTGCTTAGCGTCACTGGAACTTAAAAGAGAAATTTTGTCCTATTTTTAAACCTACCGGCTTTTGAAACAATGGACTTCACCCACTGTGTGAACGGTAAGGGCTAGGGTTGAGGTAGCACAAAGCTGGCTTCCGCCGAGAGGCTCTCTTTGTCCGTGTTGAGAGGCGAGCTGCGCTCAGGCTGGTGGGTTCACGTCGTAGACTCTGGGGTAGCGGCTTGAGTCTTCTGCCCCGTGCCGGTTACATCGATTCCACGTTTCTGAGCAGCCTCCATAAACAGGACCTTGGCTTTGTCACCACCCGGGGCTGTGTACCCTGCCATGGAAGGTTCGTACTGCTTCAGGTACTCGACAGCGCACGCAGTGAGGTCAACCATTGATTTACTGTGGAACAGCTTTGTCGTGTCTCCGTACAGTAGCTTAAGATATGGACGTTCGACTGCAGGCATCTGAGCGTAGCTGACTAGGGATTGAGAATAGACAGCAAATGCGGGACGGAGGACTGGGATATCTTCAATCACCCACGGGCAGGCCTCGAGTAGACGGTGGATGAACGCCACCGGTTGCATCCCAGAATAGTCCAGCATCTGGAATAACGTGTTGACGATCTCTGGCCCGAGTACATCGGCCTCCTTGAAGGTGCAGAGTTCACGGATCATCAGTCGCCTGACCAGTGTAGACTCCTGCCATGCTTGAGGTATCATCGTATGTGCCATGTCGGACATGCGGCCGGCACCTGTCATGATGTAGCTCAGGTCATGGCAGAGAAACTTGTCCATTATATTCTTTGGTCGCCTGTTAACTATATTGTCGCGCGTGCTCGCATCGACTCGTTTTCCCATCAAGTGTACGATCAGAGCGAAGTAGCCATAGACTCCTTTGATTGTACCGCAGTTCCACTGGCGGGCGCTATAAGCGACAGCTGTCCCCGGCAGGCCGGGGGGGAAGGCAAGTTGCACCGAGGACTCCGGGGCGGCCAGGAGCTCTTGCTCTGCTGCGCGGACTTCTTCCACAAAAACAGCTGGTAAGGGTTCTGGAACATACTCGAGGGTTTTCGTTGCTGCTATCTTCCCTGGAACCTCATCGAAGCACAGACAACACCATGTTATTACCCAAGTCTGCCACTCAGTTACGGAGTCGGAGACACTCCTGCCGGGTAGAGTCAAAGCAGTCAGGAGTGTTGGCTTGAGCTCCTCCTCGATGTCAGTGGGCCATGTGTAGTAGGGGATTTTCCTGAGCATCCCTTTCATACCAGTTGCCGCCCCTGCCCTAGCCCCTCCGGTCAGGTTGGCCCCAAAAACACTGGCGGACAGCTTGGAGAAAGCCGCAGTCACTGTAGGGGTAGACATGTCGAACGTAGTTAGTCCCGGTTTTTTGTAAGAAAGGTTTGTCCTGGTGTGGTCTTGGTCATGATTGATGTCTCCCCTAAGCTTTGCGCTTCATGATGACAGGCTCTTTCCCTTTCTGGGTCGGGAGTGTAAACTGACCCGCGGAAGGGGACTTTCCGCTTGCGGCAGCGGCGGCTGCTTGCATATCTGCGTCCTGGCGCATCATGAGTGCCAGGGCATCGGCCGAAGGGCCTGACATAGCAGCCTGTTCCTCTGCCAGTTCCTCCACCCGGGAGATCGCCCGAGGGACGCCCTCTTGCCGCTTAATTTGCATTTGGAGTCGCTGCGCCAGTGTTGCAACGGCAGTGAGCTCCGCTCTCAAGGAATGGATAACGACCCTCAACTCTTTCACTTCTTCCGCTGTTCGACTTCCTGTCAGGGCAACTTGGGCCAAGTTGGCTTGTACCGCTTCCATGTCACTTGCGATTGATAGCGATTCTGCAGCTCGCTCATGCTCATATGCCCCTTCGTCAGCGAGATCTTCAACCCTTCCCTGCAAGCCCACACTACCTTCTTCTTCCATCATCTTCAATGGCTTTTCTGGGCTGTCGTGAGAAGTGGCCTCTAGCGTCCCACTCATAGCCTTGCTCGCATCGTCCTTAGAGACGTTGGCACTTTCCAGTGCAGCCGAGGCGATGGGTTGACTTATCTGTCCGTAGTCGGGCAGCGGGAGTTGATCTTCCCCAGATGCCCCAGATACGTTCTCTTCGCTGCTTGCTCGACCCCCTGTCTCTTCAGCTGGACCACCGTCCATCGGCTCTCCGCTGTCTACGGGAGGCTTGACAGTTGCTGTGGTCGCTGTCTCGTGCCCGGGGTGGCTTTGTGCCTTTTGAGCAAGCACATCACTCTCCTTTTTTGGTGCTACGGCTCGTGCTGTACTAAGGAGGGCCTCAGGACTAGGAAACACAGTACCTGGTGGGAGTGGTGGCATACCAGGTTCGGTGTAGAAGTCTTCGGCAGTGTCTTCCTTTGATCTGTCAACCTTAGGTGTCTTTCCCTTCTGGATGCGAGCGGGTCCATGCATGAGTTTTCTTGAGTCTTTCTTGCTTGCCATGGCTTGATGGTTGGTTAGGTAAATGGCCTTCTGTGTTCCTTATAGCGCTTATAAGATTAATGTTTCTGTCCTGATAGTTATTCAACTAGACGTGTGGCTCAGTA